TTATTAAAAATTGTTTTTCGTCCATAGTTCTTCTCCTATTGAACTAGATTATATATTAAGTTGCGGTAACTACCAAGGCACCTGCATTACTGACGGTTACACGATATGAAGTGCCATTCGCTGATTTTAATATTACACCTTTGTCGGCGGTAAGAATATTCAAATCCCCTGCTGAATTTAAAGTAGCTTGTGTTGTAGAACCTTTACTAAAAGAAAATGCAGAACCAGCGGTAAAACTCATAGTGTCATCTGCATCATGAGAATAAGCTATTTTACCCTCGTCGGGATCAGATGGATGGCCAAAACATATTTTACCTGTAGAGTCACTTCCTGAAATAATTTGTATACCGCTATCGTTAGCGCTTTCTAAAATCATTTCTGTTGCACCTGTTGTTGGAGTAAAAGAACCAGCATCCGAACTTTTTATATGCAAATTACCAAGAGGTACAGTTTCACCTATACCAATTTTACCGTTAGTTGCTAAAGATAAATCTGTATTCGTACCTAATGTAGCACCCCTACCTATTTTTAGAGTATCATCTGTATCATCTAAACCTATATGATAATTTTGTGCATTACCATTGAATACTAATCTAGTATCTTCTTCCTCAGCCTCACCAATCAATAGAGATGGGGTGTTTCCTTTTATTTG